TCCAAAATTCGTATATTTCGAATATTTTACTTTAAAAAATGTTTTTGTAGGATTTCCGGTTAAAAAAATATTATTTGAACCAACTGAAATAAGATTTAGTAAACCACCCGCCATTTATTTCTTATATATTGGATATACAATTATTTAGTTTTATCTTGTTTTTAGTTTTATCTTGTTTTTATCTTCCGATGCTATTATATATTATTTATATAAGATGGATTTTAGTAAAAAAATATTTATAGTAATCATTATTCTTATATTTACATATATTTTAATGAGACTTTTACAAAAAAGAACTATTTTACAACAAAACCAATCTAAAAATAGCATTGATAATATTGAAGGATATCAAAATAATACTGTAAATGGTTTATCGGACAGTAATTTATCCCCAATTAATATTACAAATAACTTAACAACACGATTAAATACAATTCAAACATTCGGAAGTACGAGTACAAGTAAATCACTCGCATTATGTAATTTTGCAATTAAAGCATCTATGAACACTGCATATAATGGTACTGAATGTAATACAGATATGATTAATTATGTATTAACCCGTGGATGTAGGTTTATAGATTTAGCTGTATTTCGTGACCAAATTAATGGCGCATCTATTGTATCAGTATCTACTAGCTCAGATTTTACACTTCCAATTACACAAGATAATCCTCTTTTTTTATCAGATGCTATGAATTATATCAGTATGTATGGATTCAACAGTACATGTCCAAATCAATCCGATCCATTGTTTATACAGTTTCGACCACGCGATCCATCTACCGATGTGAACTATGCAAATTTAATAACTATTTATAATGATATTTATAACTGTTGTAATACATATTTACAGGGATTTTTAATAAAAAACCAAAAAGTAATACCAACCACAGATATAACTAGCTTATTAGGAAAATCAATCATTATTATGGATACAACTCTGTATAATTATACAGATATCTTAAAGAATAATAGTGATATTTATAATAATTTAAATTCCATTATTAATATGGATAATAATACATCGTCCTCTTCTAGTGGAACAGTGACTTTCTCATATAGTAATTTACCCACACAAAAACCATTGACATTATCGAGTGATAAATTTTCATGTTCTGTAAATAATACGATTACCCAGAATTTATGGATAGATCAAAATAAAAATGATTATAGTACAAATGCGGATTCATATAATTTATTTAAGAATTACTCATGTCAGTTAGTACCTATGTTATTTTATAACAATGGTACGGATTTATATAATTATGAAATGTTATTTAATACATGCGGTGGTGGTATAGTACCTTTATCTATTATATATAGTAAAGTCTCTGTTTCTACAACTCCATATATTGCATATCCTGAGCCGGCTTTCGCTATACCGAATTATGGAAATACTACTATATCTATAATAATAATAACAGCATGTTTAGGAATAACGGGATTTATTGTATATAGTGAATCACAATGAAGAAAATCTAGTCATATTATAAATATACCTATAATATGTCGAAAAATGACAAATTTAAAAAAACAAAATTCAATAATGAAATTTGTAGTAATAATATGACATTTGAAGAATGCGAATTAACAATTTTAAGACAAGCTGTAGATGATACTACAAATATACAAGGACAAGCTGCTGCGGATAATTCGGATATACGAAAAATGATTCTTATTTTAGAAAATTTCTTAATACGTAAAAAATGCATATGTTATGGTGGGACTGCGATTAATAATATTTTACCAAATGATGTACAGTTTTATAATCGAGAGATTGAGATACCAGATTATGATTTCTTTTCTAAGTCAGCACTTGAAGATGCAAAAGAATTAGCCGATATTTATTTCAATGAAGGGTTTACAGATGTGGAAGCAAAATCGGGTGTACATAAAGGAACGTATAAAGTTTTTGTGAATTTTATACCGATTGCGGATATCACCAGTATGGTAGATGATATTTACGATAATTTAGAAAAGGAAACAATTACTATTCTTGGTATTCGGTATTGTCCACCGAATTATTTACGTATGTCCATGTATTTAGAATTATCACGACCGGCTGGAGATGTAAGCCGATGGGAGAAAGTATTTAAACGGTTGAATCTCTTAAATAAATATTATCCATTGAAACCAAATATTGATTGTAGGAAGGTAAAAGAGCAAGAACAAGAAATCCAATCGGATATTTTTTCTATTATGAAAGATAGTTTTATTCAACAAGGTGCTGTTTTTTTCGGTGGGTATGCAGCACATTTATATTCCTTTTATATGCCGAAGGCAGTGAAAAGTCTAACGAATAAGGTTCCTGAATTTGATATTTTAATTGAAAACCATGATAAATGCGCAGTAATGGTAAAAGAACGTCTAGAAGAGGAAGGTATTAAACATGTAACTATAATAGAACATGATGCTATTGAAGATATTATTCCAAAACATTCAGAAATAAAAATAGATAAAATATCCTATGCATTTATATATGAACCAATTGCTTGTCATAACTATAATGTTTTAAATATCCATAAACAAAAAGTAAATGTTGCTACTATTGATACCATGTTGAGTTTTTATTTAGCATTTATTTATTTAAATAATCCATATTATAATAAAGATCGTATTTTATGTTTAGCTAAATATCTGTATGAAGTTGAACAGCATAATCGATTAGAGCAATCCAATATTCTAAAACGATTTTCCGTAAATTGTATTGGTAAACAACATGGATTAATAGAATTACGTGCACAAAAATCAGAAATGTTTAAACGTTTATCTAAAAAACGTGGTTCGAAAGAATATGAAGAGTGGTTTTTAAAATATATTCCTTCTCAATTACCAAAGGAAGAACAGCTGAAGAAAAAAAAGAAGATTGAAAAATATTTGAAAGAAATAAAGACATATAATGATAAATATAAGACAATTAATGAAGATACATCAGAATCGAAATCCTTAGTTTTTAATAGTGAATTCAATAAAGATTATTTTTCAAAAAAGAGACCAAAACATAAATATACGGAACATAGTAATATTATTCTTGAACAAAATAATAAACTAGATAAAAGAGAAGGAAAAAATGATTTTTTTAATTTATTAAAGTTAGATAAAATTTATAAAGCAATCAATCCATTTCATTCTAAAAATAAATCCAAATCTCAACGAGAAGATATCCAAAGACAAGATATCCAAAGACAAGATATCCAAAGACAATATATCCAAAGACAAGATAAATCATATAAAACAAAAAAAAATCGATCAAATAAATGGAAGATTTTGAGAAAATCTTCGTTTAATAAAACACAACGAAAATCCACACCCTTTTATTTTTAAAAAATCCTATAAATAATATAGTTGATAAACATATTATTTATAATCGTTTTGATGCAATACTAGAATTACGTACCGAACCGACTCCAGTAGCCGATTGTGACTTAGGTTTATAATAAACTTGAGAATTGTTTGAGAACATAGGTAGCCGCTGTCCTGGCCGAGAAATTATTATTCTACCAGGAGTAGTGGATACGGGATTTGAGAATTCAAATGGGAAAATACCAGGCATTTATATGTTTTTTATATTATATGGATATACTTTATTTACTACTACTAAAATAATGATAATACATAATACAATCGCATAAAGATAACTTAAATTAATCCAATGATACCAATTTTTTACAGGTATAAAAGGTGGTAATGAATCTTTATTGAAATCTAAATAATATTTAAAATCATATGCTCCTGCTAATCCAATATAAATAGATATACATAAAATCAATACCCCTAAAAAATATATAATCGAATGCGTTAATTTTGAGAATGATTTACCAAATCCTATAACTAGAACTGCAACCGATGATGTTAAAAACATATTTCTCTGTGCAGAAATCATACCATTATATGCGGAATGCGCATTATTTATATAATTTATATTCGTATCTTTATTCATAACGTAGATAAATATATATTATAACTCACTAAAATAATCCATTCCTCGATTGACTAGCCAAAACCAGGTTCCAAAACACATACTCTTTAAGACTAATCCATAAAAATTAAAATTACCATCATCATTATAAATGGAAAGAAAGGAAAATCGTTTAAAAATAAGGGTATTAATAACGGGTATTTGAAAAATGAAAAAAAGGATACTAACTATTATAGGTATACGAACTTCATCAAACCAGGTTTCTCTCGTCTTCTCTACTCGTTTTTTATCTTCATATTCTTTGAGTTTTCGATCGGTTGAATTTTGATATTCATCAATATAGTCACGTGTTAACTTAGGTTTTGGAATATAACTTGGTTGTATTTGTTCATCATGTGTATAGTCTTCTTGTGACATTGGTATATCGCGTTGTGGTAAGCGATTCACAGGTATTTGTCCTTGTCCTAAATCTAAATCTTGGGATGATCCATACATAATATTTTGCTGTGTTTTAGGTCCTTCTTGTGTTTGTATAGGTGGAGGTAATCCACCAATCGGTGGCTGGGCAATACCATATGGATTCGGATGGACATTTAACATAGGTTGGTAGTTTGTTTGTGGGCCTTGTACTTGGCTTTGTCCTAAATCCGGTAAATCCGAGATTCTTGTAATCGTTATATTTTCCATTGATTATATAATATCATTTTTCTAAAATTATATAATTAGACGAATTTTATAGAAATGCCTCTACTTCTTTCTTCGATGTTATTTGTACAGTTTGTTTTGTAGAATCGCATGGAGCAGCCTCTAGCTTATATTTATAGCAATATTCGCCGTATTTATATGTCTTAGCATCTATTTCACTAATGACAGGCCCATTAAAATTAATACAATTCTTACCTTCACATGCCTTTCTAAAAAGTGTAGCTATACCAACCCCTAAAATAACGGATATAAAGAAAATACCTAATTCAGTATTTAATAATCTTTTAAAATTCATTAATCTTATTTAGTCCTATATTAATATTATATATTTATATAGTAATAATATATGTCAGAAAATATGACGGAAAATATGTCGGAAAATATAGTAGACACGGAAGATATACCAGTAACAGAAGATACTCTGGTTTCTCATAATCCTATTTTAATAAAAGCAAGAGAGAAAGCATATAAATTATTAGAACAATTTAATAATGATAATTCTGATGATAGCATGCAATATGCTGCTACACTAGATGGTTTTGAGATTGATTCTGAAGAACTAGAATCGGATTATGTTATTAATTATCCATACGAGTTAGTTATAACGAATAATAATAATGAATGTGCATCATTTACAATTAGTGAATCAGATGAGGATAGTAAAATTCTTAAAAATTTTAGTATTAATAAATGTGGGGATAAATCTGGAACATCTATTATTAGTAATATAATCGGTTTTGCAAAAACAAATGGTTATATACAAATTCAACTAGAAAATGTATCTTCTATAGAAATGGATGTTGTTTCTAATAAACCAGATTCGGATGAGTATATACAAGAAAAATATAATTTTCCATTAACACTCATAAAAATATTAGAAATTGGAAATACGTGGTATTCTAGATTTAAATTTAATAATGATACTACATTATTTTATGAAAAAAATATTCGAAAATTAATAAACCAACCGATTACAGCTGTTTTATATAATTTTGGAAAACTAAAACCAGAAAAATTTCATAAAACAACAACTAAAAAAATGAGTGAATTTTTATTAAAAATAAATGCTGATATTGGTCTAACTCTTACAACTGATATGACAATATCTGGTTCTATAACAAATATTATGCATTATATTAAAAAACATCATTCTGATTCATATGGTATTGGAATAAATGGTATTAAAAGGTCATTTTTAGAATATATAATAGATTTTTTTCATTTTTTGATAGATGTGGTTTTTTCATTAATTGACCATCCAAATGACAGGATAAATTATTATGATACTGTTAAAAAAAAATATACGTATTTAGTTTTGAAATTACCTAAAAAAGGGGGTCGAAAAATAGTATCGAAGAGAAATAAAAAAAATAAACATAGGTATAGTAGAAAAAATAAATAAAATTGATAGATAAAAAGTGAATCCAATAAAAACTATATATTTTATTGAATTACTGCAAGACAATAATCGATTAATAAATCAAAATGCAATTTACTATTGGAACAAAAATCCGACTTCTAGGTCAGCCCGATTATCCGAATAGAAATCCCCGATATACAGGAATTATAACAGGCTATGAAGAATCTTCTGGAAAATATATAATTATACCGATTACTGCAGTCAAAGAATGGTGGCTTAAAGGACCTGGATTATTCGAAGTCATTTCAGAATTCAATGAACAAGAGTTATTATATTCGGTAAATATCGCTGGTATTTATCGAAGAATTTCGGATTCTGAATTTCCAAAATAATATATATTTTGGAAGTTCTTCTATGTATGTTAAGTGGTCTTATATATTATAAGTGCTACGCTTGCGCCGGTAGTTTAGATATCTTCAAATCATCTTTTGGACAAGATATTTTATCCTGTTTTACTGCAAAACATGTACCAGTTGCATCCTTATATTGTATTGTATCTACATTATCTGGTGTAGGATAGACATATATTGTGCGATTATCATCTTCAAAAATATATACAAAAAATAGTCCAATCGCTAAACTAATAAAAAACACAGGGAAGTTTATATATTTAAAAATATTCATAATCTCTCAAATGTATCTATAATATTCAGATATATTTTTGATTTTGAGAGATTTTTTATCTTGTATTTTTATTGTCGGTATAGGGGTTTCAGAATTTATATAAAATGAAACCCCAATTTTGTTCTTGATTAATAAGTAATCTCCAAATGGTGGTTATCGTAATAATATCAAAGGTATCATTCTCTAATAATTGACTTGTATTAGACATAATAATAATATTTTATATTATTTCCATTTATTTCTTTCCCTTTTTCTTTTTTTTATTAACATCCGATTTATTCGATTTTGACTGGGGCATTTTACTGGATACAGAAGGTTCATCTAACCAATCGTCATTTGGTATATTATTTTCAATCGGTCTAGCGCTACTCTTCTGTTGCCCTTCATCTCCTTCTATCTTAAACACCATATTTTGTGGATTCGTTGGTGAAGATTCTAATAAAACCGTTTTATTTATAGAGAGTTGAGATTTTTCTTGAAGTTTATTTCGCATTCTCTCTTTTGTAGATTCAGTTTTCATCATACGATCCATCGCACCCTTATCAAACCGAGTGTTTTTACTATTCATACCACCAAAACCAGCCATTCCCTTTGTCATATTACGCATCATATCTTGGAAATCTTTTCCACCCCCCATTTCCTTCATTTTCCCCATAAGATCTCCTGCCTCTTTCATAATATCGGCTTGAGAGATTTCACCATCCTTCATTTTTTTATCAATTTTTGTACTGACGGTTTTCAATAATTCCGTCATTTTTTTAGGATTTCGCATGATTTTTTTTAAGACATCTTGGGTAGATTTTATTTCGGACTGTGAATCCGTACCGAACATTTCCATGACATCCTCACTGAGTTCTTCGGCTAATTCTTTCGCTAATGCACCGATTTTTCCTCCGAATAAGTTTTTAAGATGGTCATTTAAATCGTCTGGATTAGGAATAGAGGAATCCATATTTCCTGATATATCGGCTCCTTCAAACATATTCTTAAATGTATCATTCATGTTTTCAAATGTTTTGGAAAAATCGGGCATCTCTCCCTGCTCACGTGGTATATCGCTTTTTAATCCCGAAGTTTTAAAGAAATCCGAAAGTCCACTAATTGTTTCAGCTAGTTTACTATGTAAATCAGTTTCATCAATACCATCGAATAAATTCGCGGTATCACCAAATACAGATTTATCTTGTATACCACTCATAATGGTTACTAATATAAGTTGTAAGTATTTCCAGATAGTTTTTTTGGTAGTTTCCGAAACATTCGTACAATGGAAGAAAATCTTGAAGTCTACATAGGGTAAAAAAAGAGTATTGACTTGTTCCTCCTTTTCTGTGGAAAATATTTCATCATTTTGATATAATATATCGAAAAATCTCTCTGGATATATTTTTAAACAATAGGCATAGAGATCATTATAATCTGTTTGAGAGGTTTCTGTTCTGTTCCAATTAGCCCATAAATATTCATACTCAGGGAAAGTAATCGATAGATCATTTGTAAAATCATGTATGATTGAAATAAAATTATCCGGTGGGGTTAATGGTATTTCATTCGATTCTGACATTTTATATTGTATAATGCGTTTTTATTTTTTATACCGAGATTTATTAAATTTGTTTTTGAATTTATACCGAGATTTATTAAATTTGTTTTTGAATTTATACCGAGATTTATTAAATTTGTTTTTGAATTTATACCGAGATTTATGAAATCTAAAAAATCGTATATAAATATATATGAATAAACCAAATAGTGAAAATTCTATTGAAAAATTACATAATAATTTCGAAGGAATACAATCTCTCATTACTGAAATTAATATTTCGAAAACAATTCTTTTAAATAAAATCGCGGATTTTAAAATCATGTATACAGAACTTGTTAAAAATAATAAAACGAAAATATTCTTATTTTGTTTAGATTCTCTCTATTTCCAATATAAATCATCTATGATGGATCTAGATGCAATGGAAAATAACCGTAAATTCATTATGAATCGTATGTATTGTGATTACTATAAATTATACCATTTAATTGTTTCTGATGTAAATGATAAAAAACTATTACATATTGAATTAAAAACATATCCGACATATAAAGATTTAGAAGTACTTTATGAATATAATTTGGAAAGTATTATTAATATTCATACTGATATTTTAGATATCATACATAAATTAAATGAAAAATATAAAAATAATAAATCAGGTGTTGAAGAACATGTAGAGAAAAAATCGGTAGTTTCTATATCGAATTTTTTAAATACATTAAAATTTGAAAATGGACTATTAGAAAATCAAATTATGTTATATATTAATTATATTTCATTCTTCCATTTCTCTCAAAAAAAGATGTTTATTAAATTATACTCAAAAATGACAGATTTTAATAAAGATATTGAAGAATATAAGAATTTCAATCGCGTTATTTCTATCGATGATATTAAAAGTATGCATTCTGAAACAAATTCCGAAACAAAATCTCAAACAGATACTTTAATAAATACGGCTGAACTAACAGAAGAAAATATAAAAATATTCAAGTTAAATGAGTTAAATGAAGATATGGATTATACTTTTGGAAATTTTTAGAGAGATAATATATACGGATAAAAATATGGACAACTCTGAAAAACCAACGAAAGAAAATTTGAAAGAAAACGATTCGAATGATGAAAATGATAATAAACATGCCGATGAAAACCAAAATCATGATGCAATATCGTCATATGATACATTAAAACCAATTGAATGGAGTATTGAAAATGAGATGATTTTAGTAGAGTGGTGTGACATTGCACAGTGTTATAAATGGCTGAATTATCAATCGTATCAAAGATGTTCATTATTACAAGCATGGTTCACTATACCAGTTATAATTATGTCTACAGTTACAGGTACTGCATCATTTGCACAGTCTAATTTTTCTGAATCGGAGAGATTATATGTACAATTTGGTATAGGAACAATCAATATTCTAGTAGGTATATTAAGTACAATATCACAGTATCTAAAAATCTCACAGCTAACTGAATCTCATCGTATATCCTCTATTTCATGGGATAAATATGCACGAAATATACGGATTGAATTAGCAAAAGCACCAGAAGAACGTATGGATGCAGCACATTTTATGAAATTAAGTAGGCATGAATTTGACAGATTAATGGAAACTTCACCAATGATACAACCAGAAATAGTCGAAGAATTTAAGAAACATTTTAAAGGAACTGAAGGTACTGAACAGAATCGTTTATATGTGGAGCTAAGAAAGCCAGATATTTGTGATACAATTATATCATCAAATGTATACCGTCATAGATGGTATGAGAAAAATGATACACCTAAAAATACTATAATATATTCTAGTGAAAAAACCGAAAAACGTCAACAACCTATAAAAGAATTATTTAAAGAAAATATTTTTACGATTGCTAAAAAAATAAAGGCAAATAAGGAAAAAATCGAGAGATATGTTACTTTATTTAATGAAACATATGGACGAAAACCACTAAAAACAGAAGTAATGAAACATTTTGAACAGGATATTGATACGTTAATATTAGATAAATATTTTGAATCTGCGGATTTTTCAGATGATTGTATTGTATAAAAAAATCCCATTCTATATGAATGGGATTTTCTTTTCTATTTATCTACTAATATTAATACTAAATACTAACTTAAGAACTAGATATCTATAAAAGATCCTTCAGAATCTCAACTATATATTCCCAATCGATATACTCGTTGAATCGGTCGTATTCGAACACCGAATCGCCGTACATCTTCGTAGACCATTCGTCTAACTTAAGATATACCTCTGAGAAATCCATAATCATCGCACATGCTTGTTCTCCTGCAGCCTCGATGAAATCATCATCGAGCATGTCGTCCGTCCTTCCTTCCTTTTTAGCCGCAATATTCCAAGTCTGCATATCGTTCCTAACATAGACTTTGATACCATTATCAATAGCATTTTCCATTTCTGCGCGTAGTTGTTCCATCTTTCGTTTGATTGTTTTGGTTGGGCAAATGTGTATCCTCGGTAAAAATAAAAAAAAGGAATTCAATTTTACAAGGGACAGCCTCCAATTTACACATTCTTATCAATATATAAATCGACTATTGAAACGTAAAAAGAATTATTAATTCAATTCTCCACCAACCATTAAAAATGAATCGAATTTTTTTACAAATAGATATTCTGTACTATTAATTGTAAATTCACTGAAAATCTGTGAAGACGTCATTTTTGAATTTCCAAAAGAAAACAACGAGGATTTATCTATTTTAGATAAATCGGAATCGTCTATAAAAACAAGTGCTTTTAATAAATCAAATTCACTTGTTGAGAGAATAGGCGTTTTAGAAAATAAAAAGAAATTACCTTTTTCTTTAATAAATGTTCTTGGAATTAAATAATCTACAGTGTATGAATCTCTCGGAATATTTTCATAATCACCAGAACTTTTTAATTTACATAAATAATATACTTTTGGATTAGGTACGGGTCTTAAATATGCATCATGAATAGTTTTCATATATTCATTTTGTTCAAAAAACTGTTTTATTTCATATGATACATATTGGTTAGTTTCGATTTCTGATACAGATGACCAATTTGTATTTTTTGGAAAAGACGATATATTTGTATAATTTAAAATCACATATATAATATTATTCGTATAATATGGAATAATACCTTTAAAACACGCTTCAATATTAAATGGCGTTTCTATAGCAGTATCTAGTGGTAGCTGAGATTCCGCATACATCGGTACTTGTTGGTTTAATCCATAGGGCAATTGTTGTTGTTGTGGTGTTACATACGGAGGTACTTGTTGTTGGTCTATTCCATAGAGTTGTTGGTCGGGTGTTACATACGGAGGTACTTGTTGTTGGTCTATTCCATAGAGTTGTTGGTCGGGTGTTACATACGGAGGTACTGGTTGTTGGTCTATTCCATAGAGTTGTTGGTCGGGTGTTACATACGGAGGTACTTGTTGTTGGTCTACTCCATAGAGTGGTGGGTTAGGTGTTACATACGGAGGTAATTGTTGTTGGTCTACTCCATAGAGTGGTTGGTTAGGTGTTACATACGGAGGTACTTGTTGTTGGTCTACTCCATAGAGTGGTTGGTTAGGTGTTACATACGGAGGTACTTGAAGTTGGTCTACTCCATAGAGTGGTTGATTAGGTGTTACATACTGAGGTGATTGAAATTGGTCTACTCCATAGAGTTGTTGGTCGGGTGTTACATACGGAGGTACTTGTTGTTGGTCTACTCCATAGAGTGGTTGCTGGGTTTGTGGTTGAATCGGTTGTCCATATTGTGGAAGTGATTGATAATTCGAACCGCCAGATAATTTTTTAGAAGTGGAATTTAATTTAGTTAATTCATCATTTAATGTCGTAATAAAGGCATCATGCTCATCAAATTCATCTGTATCTAATATTCCATCAGCAGTACTTTTATATGTATATTCAATAAACTGGTTGTCTTTTAATAAAAATTTCAAACATGGTAGTTTAGATGTTGTATCAATTTTATAAATACATAATTTAATTGTATATGTTTGGTCTTTTGTATCATACATATATCCAAATTGTTTTGTTAACATATCATCTATTAAATATGTATAAATCGAACCATCTTTCATTTTAAAATCATTTTCTGGATCATACTGTATTTTATATTCATGTTTTTCAAATTTTTCATCAAACTCATTTATTATATCATTCACTAATTGTTCAACTTTTTGACAGTCTAAAACACCATCATTATATAAATATTCTGTTTCAGAAACCACCGATTCAATATCATTATCATTCGTAGATTCGACTTGTGTTGATTCTAATTGTTTAGGATTTTCATCTATTGGTTGCTGGCTACCTACGACTGGTTCTGGTGCTCCTACTGGTATTGCTTCTGGTGCTCCGACTACTGGTTCTACTACTGGTTCTACTACTGGTGCTCCGACTACTGGTTCTACTACTGGCGCTCCTACTACTGGTTCTACTACTGGCG